AATGGGAACATCTGCTCTTGTATCAGGAACATTAAGTGGATTTGCTACTAGAAATGCACTAAAATCTGATGTGGGAACATTAAAAGAAAGAATAGATGGTGCAGTAAAAAAGGTTAGAGAAACTCAAACAAAGAAAGCACAAAAGACTATAGAACAGAAAAAACAAATCAGTGCAGGAATTGAAGATAGTTTTGTAAAAGATATTGAGGATACTTTTGGCACAGGTGCTATCATAAGAAATAAGAGTGGCAAAGTTACAGGAGTAGATAAAGAAATAATTAAAAATGCAGGTAGATTAGAAATAAGAAGAGTAGGTGCAGAGAACGAAATAACTGAACCTGCATTAGATTTTGATGTATTTTCAAGAGTTGTTGGTGGTATAACAGATATATTTGATGTTGCAAATAAAAATATAGAATCACTAGTAGCAGAAGGTGGAGATATAAATGTAGTCAAAGATTTATTAAAACCACTCAGAAAAGAAGAGATGATTTCTGATAGAATATTTAAAATACTATTAAGTGATCACATTAATAAAGATATACCTTTTCAAATACTAGGTCAATATGGTGTGTCAAGCAAAGACTTTGCTGCGATGGTATTGTCACACACTAGTAGAGCAGGTGGAACATTAAGTTTAATATCTAAATTACCACAAAAAATAAGTAGAGCAAATAGAAAAGTTACTCCTGAGGAATTAGCAGAAGAAAAAGCAGCAGTAGCAGTACAAAGTCGTTTTGGTGAAGTATTTGTGCGATTAGAAAATGCTCGTAGAGCTGCACTTGTGTCAGGTGTTGCTACTGCCATGAGAAATGGATATGCACAGTTTCCAAGACTTGCAATAGATTCTATTATTGCAGGATTTGAAGATATATTAGACCCAACTAAAAAATTTACATTTAGAGGCACATTTGCTCAAATGAAATATACCATGAGAGATAATTCAGAAGCTGCAATAATATCAGATTTTTTACTTGATAATTTTGCAGAAGCAAAGCGTAGAATGTGGAATCAATTTAGTGAAGTAAAATCTAGAATGGAAAAAGCTAAACCTAATCAAGAGGCATTGTCTAATACAAGGACAGATAACATAGGTAAACCCGGATTTTTGTACAAAAGAGTTGATTCTGTTCTAGAAAAATATGAAGGTGCTATACATCATTTTAATGTGTTTAATAGATTTCAAGAGTCAATGTTTAGACGAGGAGCTTTAATGGGTTCTTTAGAAAGACAATTAGCAGTTAAAAATAAAACAATAGATGAGGTTCTTGAAAGTGGTACATTTTTAGATGATATAACAGATGATATGATGGCTAAAGCAGTAGATGATGCTCTAGAATTTACTTTTGCTGCCCAACCAAAATTTGTTCCATTTAAGATTTTAAATAATTTTATTGTTAAGTCAGGATTAACTTTAGGTATACCCTTCCCTAGATTTATGTTTAAAGCTATGGAGATGGCATACAATTACAATGCTTTTGGAGCAGCAACAGGTGCTTTTAGAATAATGACTAGAATGGCAGATATATCAGGAGGTAGGAGCTTTAAAGACAGAATGAAAGCTCTCAGTACAGAAGGAGATTTTTTAGGTAAAGGAGCTTATAGACAAACTGCAGAGGGCATAGCAGGATCAGCATTTTTAGTTCCATTAGGCTATATGTTACGTGATCCTGAAAATGATGTGGCAGGTTCAGAGTGGTATAAATTAAAAGATAATCTTGTTGGAGAGTTTGATGCAAGAGTATATGGTCCTATATTAGTTCCTTACTTATTAATAGGTGAAATGATGCACAGAGCAGAGAGAGGTGTAGACCTAATAAAAGGAGGGGAAGTTATTGAGGGTATAACAGGAACTAACTTTAGAAGTTTTTATAGCGTTGAAAAAACAATATCTGAGTTCTATGACTATATGTCTAAGGGAGAGTATCAAGATTTTGAAAAAGGTTTAGGTGCTATTGCAAGAGTATTGGGAGAAGCATCATCAGGATATTTACAACCTATATATCAATTTGCAGATGTTAGATTTGATTCTCAGAGAAGAAGAGATTATAAAAAAGACCCAATATATGAGAATACGACTATTAATTTTTTAGGAAGAGAAATAAACTTAGGCACAGGGTTTAATGCTTTCTTTCAAGAGTTCAGTCAACCATTTAAAAGAAGAATGGATGCTTTTATAAATGATCCAAACGTTCCTTTTCAGAGAAGTCCTCAAGACCCAAATATACCTGAAAGAGTTTTACCTTTTATGAAAATATTAATGGGTGCTACTCTAAATAGAACACCACCTGATTATATTATAGAATTAGGAAGATTAGGATTTAACTATAAAGATTTTATGGCAAAGTCTCCTTTTCCTGAAACAAATAGAAAAGCTAATAAACTTATTGCAGAAACAATGCAAGTAGAATTTCCTACCTTTTTAAGAGATTTAAGAGTAAATCATGGAATGAAAGATCAGGAGATAATTGGGTATTTAGATACATATGTTAAATCCATAAAATCTGAATCTATGGCATTTGCAAAAGCAGAGAGAACTAATAATGAAGAGCTTTTAGATGGTTTACTTAAATATCAAAGATTGAGTCCTAGAGCTAGAATAACTGCTAAATACTATTTTAAAAATCAATTTAATAGAGAGCCTAATTTAGATAAAGCAAATGATTTAAGAGCATTATTTGAGTTAGGTAGAAATGTTATGACTGACATCAGGGGAAATGTTAAACAACCTTTTAGAACACCTAAATAATAACATCACCAAAATCCTAACAGTCTACCATTACCTACAATAATAAATAAACAAGTAATTATGTGTAGACTATACCAAAATATTTGTGCTAACTTAAACAAATAAGTGTCTCAATATTCCCATCAATAAAGCTGCACAAGCAACTCCATTTACCATAAGTAATGCTCTATCGTGCCATAGGTAAGCCATACCTGCTAACAATCCTGTTCCTACACAGGATGCAATGAGATCATACAAAGGTAACACACCAACAGACCTACATATTATACCTGACATGATCAGAAATGAACCTGACCATTTAAGATACCAAGATAGATCATGTGTCGGTGTTATTTTTTGCATTTAATTCCTTTGCTTTTCTTAAAATTACTTCAGATAAATTTTTTAATAGTCTAGTATTTTCAACTAGCTCATCTAATTTTTTAGAAAACGTATTGTTTTTACCCTGCATAAATTTTTTAGCTTCTTGCTCTAGCTTGTGCATTAACCACCTTCTTTAATCTTTTAGCATATGCATCATTCCAACCTCTCTGCCATTCTCTATACTGCATAGTATTGACATGGTACGGAGTTGGATAATTGTTGTAAAATGCATTGAACCCCTTTTTATATTGTATAATCAAAGGTGCATCATATTTAGTAAGACCTTTCTGTGATCTACTTAGATTTTTCTTTGGCATCTTTTTTGTCATTCTCTTTCCTTTCAAAGTATTTAATTACCATCCCTAATCTGTCATCAAATTGAGCAATCTTTTCTATTTCTTTGTCTATAGTTTCTTGTATATCAGAATGCTCTCCTATGCCCACAGTCATTCTTAAATAAACTTCCACATTAGCTATGTGTCTATTTATGTTTCCTACGTAGTAGGACTTTAATGCATTTAACATTATATCTCGCATTTATTATCTCCTTTAAAATAAAAATTATAGTTAGTAGGGCAACACAAATAAAGTATTCTTCAATCATGCTACCCTCAAGTGCCTTACTACCCACGAAACCTGAAAACACCAATGTAATCATGTAACTAAGAATGGGTATTAAGATTATGCCATTAACTAGCTTCGATGTCAACGACTTCACATACACCTGCAGTACAGGCTAACTCTTTACTACCTGTAGTGGTATCCTCTTTTTCAAAGTCTTGTAGTTTACTCCAATCTATAGACTTTGGCATGGATTCCATAAGTTTACTATATTCTTTTTCATCTATGTCTTGATAAGGTGCTTGTTTGTATGTATGTTCACTAAAAGGTAAGAAAGAAATACCTGATACCTCATCGAAGTTTTTGAATACCCAAGCACCTACATCCATCCATTCATTTTCTTTAACAGAAACAGTAACAGAGGGTTTGTGTTCACACCAATGTCTTTGAAACATTAACCAATAATCTAACTGTTCTATTGCAGTCATAGCAGTTCTAGTTATAGCACCTGTTGGTGATTTCATAGGAAAGCTAAAAACTGACACGCTATCAGGTTTAGTGATGTCAGGTTCTATAGGTATACCAGATTCTTTCATAAACTGTGTGAGTGGGTCTTTATTATCTCCACGTACAGTTCTAATGTAATAGTCACTATGTCTAGCATGAATACCTGATGCACTATCTACTAATTGAGATACAGTTCCTGATGGTTTGATACAAGTTATAGCAGTGGATTGTGGTATGCCTAAATCTTGTGCAATCTTTTTATTAGTTTCTATCGCTACTTCTTTTAATTCTAATAATATTCTTTGTAAAGGTTCTTTTGTACCATTATTAAGAAGATAACAATCTAGTATGCCTGTAAGAGAAACACCCAATAGTCTTTCTTCTTCAGTATTTTCTTTCCACACTTTTCTAAGGTATTTAAAATCTGTAAGTGTAGATTGAAATGTGCCAAGTATTGTAGATAACCTAACCTTTTCTTTCAATGAATCTAAATGATCTGCTTCTCTACATACAACCTCTGTAAGGTTACAGAATTGATATGGTCTAAGAATAATTTCACTACAAGGATTACACCCAAAAGCATAATCAGAATCTCTTCTGCCATTTTCTTCTACTTTCTTTTTGGCAGACTTACGATTAAATATACCACGTTCTCCTGACTTAGATTCATACAAAGCTAACCACTCTCTCATAAATGTACCCATATCAGGTTTACCTTTATATGCTACAGAGTTATTAGCCAATGCTCTATGTCCTTCATTCTCCCACCATGATCCTGATTTTGCGTGTCTCATCTGATCATCATTAAGATTAGATAAACTAATTAATGCAGAACGTCTAACTCCACCAACGACTACAACTTCTCCTATCTTACACATTATATCGTGACACTCAATGGGATATAATCTTCTACCTGATGCTTTTTTAAATGTTGCTATGCAAAAGTTGTATAGATCAACTAAAGGTTGAGGTCCTGATGCTCTACCTCCAAAAGTTTTAAGTCTAGCACCTGCAGGTCTAATCTGCGATACGTCAAGAGATGGTATCTGTCCTACGTATAACATAGCTATCAACTCACGCAAAGCTCTTGCCCATCCGGGTCTGCTATCTGCAACTGTAATAGTTGTTGTGCTATCTTCAAAATGTTCATTAACTACAGGTAGCTTATCGACATTCTCTCTTTCAACAGAAAACCCAACACCTGTGCCACACATAAGTATGTACATACATTCATCAAATGAACGTGGACTATCCACAGGTATATAACTACAGTTGTAACCTGCAACATGGCATCTATCTAGTGCTACACCTGCAGTCATTAATGCTCTCATACTAGGCATAATGCCCAATGAAACTATGCTATTAACTAATTTTTCTTTTAGTGCTTTTGTTAAGGTATAGCCATGCTTCTCTTTTAAATGATTAGCCATATAATCAAAATATCTGTCCACAGTTTCTAACCAAGTTTCTCTTCTTTGCTCATCATCTTTCCATCTAGCATATCTAGAAAGAGCAATAAAATTTTGATAGTCGGTAGGTAAGTAATTATTCATATTTATTCTCCTGTATAGTTTTAATACTTTTTATTTTAACACCATCAATATCATATAAAAATTCAGTCAAGCTATTTTCTATTTCTTGCCCTGCGTCTTCGTCTGCAGGTAAATGATAATCTTCCTTATCAACGTCTAAAGAAATCGTTATTTTAACTTTTATCGTCATCTTCTACAACATCTATTAACTCATTGAGATACCATTGTGCTTTCTTTAAATCTTCTACACCATTTTTGTACCTGTATCTCCATAGGTACTTCATTATATTACCTTGTAAATAATACTCAAAACCATTGTCTGTCATAGCCTTGATAGCTTCAATAGTCTCTATACCTGCTTTATTATAATGTGGTGGACTATTAACCATATCCATAGTTTGCTTGTGGTCTGATTGTTCTTGTGCTTGTTTTTTTACACCTGACAAATATTTAGGTTGTTCTTTTCTCATCATATCTCCTACCTCTCTAAATTTTTTTCTTAATGCTTCTCTATACATTCCCATTATGTCGTTCCTTTTTAAAGTCTACATGAATTACATTATCTTTATTTTCAGGATATGTAAACCTTTTATTTTGTTCTTCCAAGCACATTTCTAATTTACCTAGCAATCCTTTTTCTTTTTCCATCAAAGGTAAAGAGGAAGCCACTAATTGTCCAAGATGCATTAAATCATGTTGTGATCTCTTGTCAAGAGGATTATCTTTATCCATTATAATATTAACTTCAACCTCTCCTGTCCAAGATTCTTCATCTTCAAACACTCTTGGTGTTATCTCTATGTAAACTGCTTTTGGGTTTAGTGTTCTTCCGTTTGTCATTTCTTTCTCCTTTTATTATTTGAATATTTTATAAATTTAGAATGTTTATTCTTACCTTTTTCTTTTAACCAATCTTCAGGTATTATTCTGTCGTAATATCTAAAACCATGTTTTAAGCACCACATAGCATAACTTGTTTTTGATCCTTTGTATATCTTAACTTTACTATTAGTAAATACAAATCGTATATCTAACTTAGGATGTTGTTTCTTTATTGCAAGATGTTTTCTTCTGTCTGAGGTTATAAACCTACCTTTTGTTTCTATAATTATTCCGTTGTCTAATATAAAGTCAGGGGTATAGGTGCGATAAGTTAAATCTTCCCATTCTATTTTGATCGCTTCATATGCGTACCCATATTTAAGATCATCTAGATAGAGAGACACCTTATGTTCTATGCCACTCCTATACCCATGCTTCAAAGCATCACGATATGCTTTATGAGGAGACATTTACAGAAAAGTTCTCCAACCTGTAAACGGACTCCATTCTTTATAAGAAGAACTAGTATTATAGGTATAACCTAATGCTTTTAGCTCTTCTTTTACTGCTTCGTCTGCCATCCTCTTGGCTTCCATAGCATCTTTTAAACCTTTCGTTTTCATCTCACGATAGGCAGTTTTAGCTTCAGCTAACTCTTTTTCCATATTTTCAATATTAGCTTTTAGCTCATCTAGTTTTTTAGTGTCAGACATTCTCAAGCTCCTTATTAATAGACACATATGAAACCATTTTAGGAAACTGTGCTTTAGACATAACTGATGGTTTTTCTTGTAGACCTTCCCAACAAGCATATTTAAAGTCACAAAAAGAACAAGTTGTTCCTAGTATTTTATTTCCTGTAGGTTTCCCTCTAAACATTTCGTCTTCAGGTTCAAAACATCTTTCAAACTTATTAGACTCATGTTTTTTTACAGTCTGTTCTAATTTAATTACTTCTTTGTCAATGTCAAGTCCTGAAGCCAAAACATATTTAAATTTACCATTGGCTTTATTGACTACCCACCAACCACCTGCTTTCTTTTTTAATGCTTTTGCATATCCTGCAAGTTGTCCTATGTAGCCAAATGAATCCCCACTGCTAAGTGCATCATAGGATTCAAATTTATTTCTGTATGACCAATCTGATGCAGACTTAACATCATCTACAACATCATCAATCACAAGATCATATGTACCACTAACTTTAGTTTTACTAATATCTAGATATACTTTACTAGAATCTGTAAACTTTATACCTGCTTCTCTTAACAATCCTTTAAATATAGCTTCAACTATATCTCCTATCATCATATTCATAATAAAGTTAGATGGTTTAGATGTTGCAGTATCAGGTTTATTTTTTAAAAACCAAAGTTGGCAAGTGGGTCTGCCTAGATTAGACATTCTGAGAGAAAACTTATCGTTTTTAGTTTTGCTCCCAAATTGTCTTTGCAATGCTTCTTTTATATCATCACATATCTTACCTATAGTCTCATCAGACATAGATGATTTTCCATTAGAAGCATCTTCCATATATTGATGTAGTGCTAGTTCTACTCTATGCGTCATCAGTATCTACATCAATAAACTCTTCCACTACATCTTTGTCCTCGTCAGACACAGACTTATTTCTAGCATTAGCTTTCTCTTCCCACTCTTTGTAGATATAATCATTATAATTTTTAATCCAATCAAGAAAATGAGTAAAAGTCTCATTGTCTTTTGGTAACAATGATATTGATTTAGAAAAGTCTATAGAAGTCTCAGGTGTATAAAAACAAGAACCATTTGGTAGTGGATTCTCAGTTAGCTTAGTTAACTGCATATGATGTTGCAATGGAAGTCTTTCTCTCTTAGCAAAAAGATTAAAAGCATCGCCCACATTCTTATATGCAGTCTTATTGTCTATCTCCCAAATAAATGGAACTTCCTCTAAAGTTTGAGAAGCACCACTCTGATCTACAGGGTCAGTCATTTGAACTGTACCAAACACAACACGAACTCTTTTTATTTGACGTATTAAGTCTTGTGTGTCTGTAGGTAAAGACTTAAAATCTTCTATGAAACCTGTAGGTTTACCACAGTTAAAACGACCTGTATTATCTTTAAGATCAATACTTAATGAATCAGACATTATCGTTCTATGAAACTCACCTTTTGGCTCATTCTCTTTTGCATTAGGAAATGCAATATATCTTCTATACATATATCTTTGCATAAAAGGTCTGATGGTAGCACTAGTAGAGTAGTAGTAAGATGAAGACTCTCCATTTATTACTTCAAGTCTGTATGTGCCACTAGGCACTACCTCTACATTTCTAGTTTTACCATTAACTTCTTCTTGACCCATAATAGGCGAATGCCATATTCTAAGTCTATTAAGATTATTTACTTTCTTAGATTCTCCACTTTTAGGTGTGGATAATCCCATTGCTTTTGCCATAGTGGCATAATTGTCAGTAGATATAGTTGTAAGTTCTGTCAATTTATTCTCCTTCATAAAGTTAGTAAGTTATATCATATATTTTATTTTGTGTCAAGCCAATTGTCTCCTATTTTTGATTCTAATAATAATGGTACATTGAAATCAATATTATACTGAGAATCTATAATACTCTTCATATTATTATTAACATCAGTTAAGATAAAATTAACTTGCTTTTCTTCGTCAGGATGTACATCAATAACTATTGAATCGTGTACTGTATTTACAATACAAGACTTCATATGATCTAGTCTTGAATCTATCTCTAACAAAATGAGAGGAACTATGTCTGCAGTAGCAAAACTTTGTACAGGATAATTTTTTATCTGAGTAAAATTGGTTACTGATCCATTTGATCTTCTCTGAACATCAGGAAAAGAAAACTCTCTACCTGAAGGTATCTTTATTATATTCTTGGTTATAGCTTCTTTAGCCAATCGGGAGTGCCATAACCTGATCTCCTCGTACTTCTCTGTGAAGTGCTTGTAATATGTAGCTTGAGCAGCCGACCTGCCAAATCCTGTTGCTCCGTACAGGGGTGCAAACGTGTGTGCTTTCGCTTCTTGGCGAGAAGTCTCTTCCCCAGCATCAGTAATAATACGAGCAGTATAGTCATGCACATCAAATCCATCATTTATCTCCTTTATTGCTATTTTATCTTGCGACAGAAAAGCAGCAGTTCTAAACTCTAACTGTGCAAAATCTGCTTCTAATATCTTTCCATTCTTAAATCTAGAAACAAATACTTTCTTTACAGGAAATGTACCACCTCTAGGCATATTCTGCATATTAGGGTCTGCTCCACTAAATCTACCTGTCGCAGTTCTGTGTTGTAATAGTCTAACGTGTAACATACCATCAGACTTTGTATAACTCTTTATACCCTCTACAAAAGAGGATAAATATGTATCTAGAGCAGACAACCTTTGTATATCTGTTAAAAAGTTATATGCTACCATAGACTGTTTTCTTTTTGTCATGTGTTGTAATACATCTAGCATTTTTTTATTTACACTAAATCCATTTGCACTAATCCATTTATAATTAGGTGGATTAAATCTAAATCCTGCTACTTTTTTAGTAGGAGTAAAAACGTACCCAAGACTATTGCAAGTAGTACACTTGGGTAGTTTAGCATAAGGAGTTCCATCTTTCTTTACCTTTCTAATTCTGCCTGTACCAAAACAGGTGCTACATCTTTCTGCTACTGTTCTAAACATTATATCAGAGTTTAATTTAACTTTATTAAGTAAATCATCTTTACTCATGTAAGGTGTAAAATTATTTAACCACGTTGTTTTATCTTTAGGTTTTCTACTGTAGATTATCCAAGATAATTGTTCAGGACTATTTAAATTAATAGGAGTGTCTCCCATTATCTCTTTAACTTGCTTTTTTAATCTAAGCTCTATCTCTTGCTTCTCTTTTTCAAACTCTTCTTTTACACTATTAAGTGTATCAATATCTACCTTAAAACCTCTTCTGTATATCTTGGCTAAAGCCACACAAACTTTATTAGTAAATATAACTGTTTCCATTAATCCTGCATCTTGCACAGAGTTAAGTCTTTTGTACTGAAGATCGCACAACTCTTGTGTTGCTTTTAAATCTGCACTTAGATATTCTGATAACTCATCTCTAGGTATCTCATCTACTCCTACACCTTTGGCAAAGTATTCTTTTAAAGTATCTTGTTTCTTAGTATTTAAATTATGTCTCTCTGCACAGGCTTCTAAAGATAAAGGTTTCTTTATACCTTTTTGTAATACGTACTCTGCTAACATTGTATCAAATACAACACCATCATACTTGAAACCTGACTCCCAAAGCCACATCAAGTCGTATGCAATGTTGTGACCAATTAGGATAGTAGTAGCATCTAATAACTCTTGTATACCTACCACAGATTCTCCATCTCTGTCCATGTTATATAGATACTCAACACCTTTATCTGTTCTGCAACCTACCATAACTAACTTGTTATCTGCTTCAAAAGGATCAAGATGCATCTTACCATCTCGCTTTGTAACTGTATTCTCTACATCAATTGTTAATTTCATTTAACGTCTCCTTATGGTTCTCTAAATATATTATAGCTCTTTTTATAATGTCAACATTGTCATTAAAGTTACCTAATGCTCTATTACACTTATGGCAGAGCCAACCTCTAAATTTATTACTAATATGGCAATGATCTAAAACCCAAGCAGTTCTGTTTTGTGAATCTCCTACCTCTTTAGAATTACCTAGACAGATAGGACAGATATAACTTTCTTCGTGTGGCATACCATGTACTTTTCTAATTTCTTCTCTAGACCTAGCTATATCTCTCATACATTTTTTGCACTCAGGTCTTAGATAAGTTCCACCATGACATGATGAAAAAGCATTTAATGGTAAATCAAGAGAGCACTTGCTACACTTTTTAGTTTCGCCATCTATATGACTTGGTTCTATTTCAAATAGTTCTTGTTGTGTCATGGTTCGTATCTTCCAATCTTGTAGTTTAATGTACAATGTCTTGTGCCATGCCATCCTGTAAGTTTATTCTTTACCACATTTAAGTGTCTTTGTAAATCCTCTTTATCAGGATCATCATCTTGCTTTGGTGGATTCTTTGCAATCAAGATCATCAAGTCTGCTTCTGCTGCTTTACCTGTACGACTGCCTTCCATCATAGATTGATTAAGTAATACTTTACCCTCTGCATCTGCAGATAACTGCGACATATAAAATATAGCACAATTATATTGTTTAGCAATCATACGAGCATGGATAGCATTTGCTTTGAGTGCTTCATCTTGTCTAGCAAATCCTTGTGTACGAGCAAACTTATCTCCCATATCTAAAACTACAATATCAGGACTGTATGATTTACACACACTTTCTACCCAAGACATATCTCTACCTGTGGCATCTTTAATCTTTATTAAATCTTTTACAGGTTGATATAAGTCTCTTGCTTTTGTAGGCTCTCTTTTTATCTCTTGCATAGTCATACCTGTAGACGCAGTAAGATATCTAGCACCTACTCTGTGACTACCCTCTTCATTACACAAGACAATACAATTAGCACCTTGCTTTGCAAAACCATCAGGTGATGCAATAATACTAGCATGAAAAGAAGTCTTGCCTGTATTTGGTCTAGCACCCACTTCAATTAAGTGTCCTGCATTAATGCCACTAATATGTCTAGTTAAAGATGGTAAATTAAAATGCCACCTTGCTTCAAGATCATTCTTCTGAAGTAAAGTCTCTATATCCATATCATCCCAATCTACATTAAGATCAGGAGTAAAATCATCTTTGTGTTGTTCTAATAGAACACGTAATGGCTCTAAACTTGATTGTGTGCCATTGACATATTCAAAACCTAGATTAGCTACATCCTCTCCTACAACTCTTTGAAACAACTTTGACAATACTTCTTGTGCTATATCTTTTCCTAGTGGTTGCTCTTTCTTAATATCATTAAAAAGTATTGAGTATGCTTGTTTCTGTGCAGTTGTTAGATTAGGATTGCTTGACATGAATAATGCTTCTATCTCATCAGGACTGATATCTCTATTGTATCTGTCCATAGCATAATCAATAGCTTTCTTAACCTTGCCTATATCTTTACTAAAAAGTCTATCAGGACATTTAGCACCTCTATGCTCATCATAGAAACCTTTGTCCATCAAACTTCTAACTAATGCTACTTCCATATTGCTTTCTCCTTTGGGGTTAAAGAATATAAGTTCATTATATCCTCTTCGTTGAAGTATTTTAAATCGTCTTTTAACTTTAAGACTTTTACATTATCTACGTGTGGTCGTAATTCTCTAGCGAATAGCATTGTTTTAGGGATAGCATCAGGGTCTAGAGCAATTATAGCAGTTGAGAATTGCGATAAGTATTGCTTATGGAGTTCCGATAATGATGTTCCCAACACTGCTACCCCTACGTAGACATCACTACCTATTACGGAGGCACTTATACAATCCTCAACCACAACTGCCACTTTACCACAACCAAAAGTAAAGGGCAATCCTGTATTACCATATCTTTTCCATTTAGGTAATCTCATTCCTAGTGATCTTCCCACACCATCTACTATGATACCATTTTGGTGTATAGGGAAGACAACTCTATGTTCTTTTACATCGTAATGTAAATGTATTTTATTTGTGTCTATTCCATATTCATAGACAAATCTTTTAATCTCATGTCTGTCAACTGAGTAAACTACATGATCAGGTAAATCCATTCCTAACTTGGGAACAGATGATTCTGCTTCTTTTTTGTGCATCTTTTTTTGTATATCCTCTATTGAAATTCTAGTTTTATTTTTTCCTGACACATTACAAGATGCTTTATAGCAATTATATAATAATGCACCCATAGAATTAGTAACAGTAAATGTTTTATGTCCATTACATATAGGACAATCCATTCTTACTGTTTCATCAATAGGTATATTTAATTCTTGTATATATGTATATATATCTGCGGGCATAGACAATATCCTTTTACCATACTTTTATTTACTTGTCAAATTTTTACGCATATCCAATGCTAAACTTGCACTTGTTAGTGTGTGCTTCATGTATGGTTTAACACTTTGAGGGTTTGCATGACCTGTTACTGACATAATATTTGCCATAGATACTCCTGCGTCAACCATTTCTGTAGTTCCTGTTCTTCTAAGATCACTCAATCGTAGCTCATTAGAGAGTCCTGCAGAGGTCATAACCTTTCTTGCTAGTAAAGGTAGCTTATATAGTGAATAAGGCTCGTAGACCCCCTTATATGGCTTTGTACGAGGTGCTACGTATTGTTGAAACCCAAAATCTTCTTTCTGTTGTGTTAACATCTCTGTTAAATCATCTGATATAGGTAAAAATACCTCTGCTCTTCGTTTAGACTG